GAATTGAAGGAATGATCATTTATTCGAGACAAGGACGATATTATATTCAGGACGGAGCAGCAGAGTTCAGCCTGAAAGATAACGAGCTTGATTTTGTTGCCTTTGGGCCACGGGTAAAATTCCTTTACGCAAGATGGCCACCAGACAGTTCGCGAAGTAAGTTAGAACGAGACTATGCCTATGCTGACATTAAGGGGAGAGACGGAAATGCCTACGGGACCACATTTCAGGATGTTGACGATGGCATTCATTCGGGAATAGATGTAAACGTACAAGATCAGCATACACCGGTTGTTATCCAGAAATTTAACCACGTCACGAATAGCACGACATTAAATGGAGCGGTAGCAATTGAAGATACTTCGATAGTAGTGACAGACGCAACGGGAATCGTGGCAGGTTCACATATTATTCTGTTTGATCCGATAGGTGAGCGATTTACTAGCTTTGGGGCATTGACTCCAACAGGAACGACAATACCATTAGACGCACCGATTGACTTTGATTATCCAGACGGAACCTTTGTCGATGTTGCCATTACTAATATGGCAGTGGATGGATCTACAACACCACAGATATTTGGATTGAGGGGAACGGGCGCACCTCCGGGCGTTGACATTGATTTCGATTGCGTAAGAATAGTTATAACAATGTTAACGACTAATGCCCCCGCATATGATCTATTTGGGGACCAGACGGCGCTTACAAAAGGTTTGGTATTAAGGACTAGGAACGGAACATACGGTAATCTTTTCAATGTGAAATCTAACGGAGAATGGGCGGGCAAGATGTACGACATGAGTCCGGCTGATAGGGTAAACCCAAACCAAGGGCAAAACGGATGGGTTGGCAGAATGACATTTGGTGGGCAGAACAAAATGGGCGTAGTGATCAGGTTGCCGATCGGTGAGGACATTGAATTTATAGTACAAGATAATTTAACAGGATTAGAGCTATTTGAAGTAGTAGCGGAAGGACATATTGTAAAACCATAACACGATGGATAAAGAACGAAGATATTTTCAAACGGAAATAAAGATTGAAAGACGCAAGGACGGCAGTTCATTAGTCGAAGGACATGCGGCGATCTTTAATGTAATGAGTGAAAACTTAGGCGGGTTTAGGGAAGTGATCCACGAGGGAGCTTTTGACGAGGTGCTAACGGATGACGTTAGGGCACTTTTCAATCACGATTCAAATTTGATCCTAGGACGGTCACCAAAGACACTAGATCTTTCAATTGATAGTAGAGGTCTGGTATTCAAGTACGAGTCACCAGACACCACTTACGCAAGGGACTTGATCGTCAGCCTTGAACGAGGTGACGTAAGTCAGTCAAGTTTCGGATTTAGGATTGCAAGTGTGGATGGCGCCGAGTGGGTTGAGGACGAAGAGACTGGAGCACTTACCAGACACATAAAAAAAGTTAGTCGATTATTTGACGTATCACCAGTTACGTTTCCGGCATACCCACAGACGGATGTTGCCAAACGTAGTATGGATGAATGGAAACAGGAAAAGAAAAGCGAGGGCTTAAGCCTTGTTGATGTAAATATAATTTTAAACAAAAATGTAATTAAGCTATGACAACAAAAGAGTTGTATCAAAAGAGGGCTAAAATTCATGAAGACATGAAGGCTATCAAAGCCCAAGCGGTTGAGGACAAAAGAGAATCACTCAACGAAGATGAAAGTAAAAGATTTGACGAGTTCAATGCAGATTTCGACAAATTAACGAATTCAATCAAGCAACAAGAATTGATTGAGAAAAGAGATGCCGAGCTTGCAGGGGCACAGGGCGATCCAGTGGTATTACCAAAGGGTGCCCGCAGTGATGACAATAAGGAAAACGCAGAGCGATATGCAGAAGTCTTTCGGGCTTATTGTGTTCGTGGTATGGCAGATCTTTCAAATGAAGAAAAGACTGTTCTGAAAGCAGGTTACATTTCAGAAAAACGTCAGCAAAGTACCACAGGTTCCGCAGGTGGGTATATGATACCAACAGGGTTTTCGAATGAGCTTGAAAAAGCGATGAAAGCATTCGGAGGCATGGCAGAGGCTTCAAGGGTTTACAACACCAGTACAGGGAACGAAGTCGAATGGCCAACAGTTGACGACACTGGAAACAGTTCTGCGATTCTGGCTGAGAACAGCGATGCCGATGCTTCGACTACCGATGTGACATTCGCACAGAAGACATTGAATGCGTACAAAACCAATCCCGGCGTTTTGAAAACATCAAGGGAATTGTTTACCGATTCAGCAATCAATGTCGAGCAGATTCTTGGCGAGTTGATGGGCGAAAGGACAGGACGTTTCGAGAACCAATGGTTTACCACTGGCACAGGATCTTCGCAGCCTAATGGAGTTGTTACGGCAGCTAGTCAGGGCAAATACGCAGCAGAGCCAACGAGTACCACGTTCAGTGAAATACTTGAATTGCTTCACAGTGTTGATCCTGCATACAGAATTGGGCCCAAGGTTCGTTTCATGATGAACGACAATACTTTACTCCAACTTAAAAAATTGGTTGTAGGTAGTTCAGATGCGAGACCATTGTGGCAACCTTCAGTGGCAGCAGGACAGCCGGATCTCATTGCCGGATACCCTTATTCAATCAATCAAGACATGGCGAACATGGCAGCGAGTGCCAAGTCTGTTCTGTTTGGTGATTTTGGAAAGTTTATAATCCGCAAAGTAGGGACTCCATATTTCAGGAGACTTGACGAGCGTTATGCTGATTACGATCAAATTGGTTGGTTACTGTTTACGAGAGTAGATAGCGAGCTGATTGATGGCGGTGGCGGTGCTATCAAGTACCTGCAAATGCATTCTTCTTAATTTTTGTTATACCCCTAAATATATACTTATGGCATATTTAATGAAGTTTAAAAGAAAGGTGGCGAGTGTGGTCGGCGATGAAGTTGACCCACAAAACCCCAATGATCCAACAAAGCGATTTTTTGCAAAGGGTAAAGTTTACGCTATACAGCCAAATGATGCGGTGCATTTTCTGGCGGAAGATCTGGCGGACTTTGCTTATAAAGGCAAGAAGAAGCGATGAACGGATTAACTTTGATTACTGGCCCAACGGCACAGCCGATTTCACTTGAGGAAGTGAAGGAACATCTTTATATAGTTGTCACCGATGCAACGCGGGATAACTATTTATCAGATATTCAGGACAGTGCTGTTGACCAGTTCCAAAGTGACACAGAGTTCCAAGTGATGGAAGCGACGTATAAGCTGACATTATCTGACTTTCCGGATGAGGTTATTGATTTGCCACTCATTCCAGTTTCAAGTATTACGGAGTTCCTGTATTACACGGATAGCACGACGACAGATACATTGGTATTAGATACTGATTTCTATTTCGTGAAAAGTGACAGGAGTGCTCAATTGTTTCCAGTGAATTCATGGCCGAGTGCTGCGGATAGGCCGGATGCAATACAGATAACTTTCAAGGTTGGTTACTCAACACAGAGTCAGATACCCGCGAGGTTATTACACGGGCTTAAATTCCTGTTAGGGCATTATCACGAGAACAGGCAAAACGTAGTTGTCGGGCCAAACGTTCAGAGGATACCACAGAGTTACGAGGCGATAGTTGACAAGTTCAAACGATATACATTTTGATTGTTGGAAGGCTTAACAGATTATTCACTTTTGAGAGAAAAGATGTTACCGTTAATGCAACGGGTAACGAGGAAGAAACCTATGTGGCACTTTACACAGGATGGGCGAGTATTCAACCGTTCAGAGGTAAGGAAACGACAGAGGGCAATGAAGTGGTAGCGAGTAATTTTTGGATCATCAAAACGAGGTACGATTCAAGGTTAAAGCCAAAAGACCGAGCTGTATGGGACGGAAATAATTACGACATCGTATCAGTGGCAGAACTTGGTTACCGTGAAGGATTAGAGATCATGGCGAAGTATAAAGATAATGCACAATAATGGCGACAAGACCAGACCTTGGAGTAAGGGTAGATTTTTCAAAGGCTGAATTATTCAAGTTTGAAAAGGATGTGATATTATTCACTTCTCAATTTGGAGAGCGAAAAATGGGAACTCTGCTAAGAAGGAATGTAACGAGAATACCGTTACGAGAAGCGAAAGCCATATTAGCAAATAATACACAAGGGTCGGGATCATTGGAGGACAGAGGGCTTTTAGTGACAAAAGAAAAGGGAAACAAAGATACTGCCAGCTTATTGATGGGTGGCGGAAGGGCTAAAAAAAATATACATGGTTTTATAGCTCATTGGGTTGAGCTTGGGACAAGTGGTATTGTCAGAGACGGAGGTAAGAAATATAAATCAGGGCAGAGATACAGAAGTTCAACCCCAGGTTTACATTTTCTTGAAAAGTCCGCAGAGAATACGAGCGGTGAATTGTTTGCTTCTGTTCAAAAAAGTATGGACAAGGCATTTAGAAAACTTGGAAGATGATCAGGAATGCGATATACACGATATTGGCAGCAGATGCGGGAGTTATAGCCCT